AAGAACTACGTTTTTAACGTCATTAAACGAGCACAAAAAGTATGCAAACTGAAGCGTCCGAAGCATTAACATATCTTAGTAAAGAACCAGACGTAGGAGCATTGAGAAATGCCTACGATCAAACAGTAACCGAACTTGAGTCATACTTTGACCAGTGCAGGAATGCCTACGACGACAGACGCAACTTCTGGCCTGGCAAGAGCAGGGACCTCCGCAAGCACGGAGCGGATGCTTTCCCGTGGGAAGGTGCCAGCGACATGGAGGCTCACGTCATTGAAGAAAGAATATCGAGACTTGTATCCCTACTAGTATCCAGTCTTAAAAGGGCCAACGTCAGGGCGTTTCCGACCGAAGGTACGGACGCAGAACGAGCCAAAATAGTATCCAGTTTCTTGAAATGGATGGTTAGTAGTGGATACATACCTCGGTTCATGCGCGAAATGGAACTGGGCGCTAACTACCTTCTCGAAAGAGGAATCCTCATTACTTATGTAGGGTGGATAATCGAAGACAGAAGAATAATCCAGAAGCTTAACCTTGACCAGATTGTGCAAGCCGTTCCAGAGATTGGAACCCTCATGGATGAAGGTGACGACGAAGCTGTCATCGATAGACTCAAGGCAGCCTACGATGGTGTAACAGACAAGAGAGGTAAAAAAGCTCTCAAGGATCTAAGGAAGTCTGGCTACGCCGAGCTACCCACTATAAGAAGGAGCATCGATGCCCCAGACGTAAAGACTCTATCCCCCGACGGGGACTTCTTTTTCCCAGCCTACGTGACGGACCCACAGCGCAGCCCTTACTGCTTCTGGAGAAGTTATTATACTCCGCAGGAACTAGAAAACAAAATACTAACGGACGACTGGGACGAGGACTTCGTTCAAAACGTAATACAACGATACTCTGGCGTAAACCAAGACAGCATCGAGAATGAGCAAGGAATAAGAAGGAGCGACGGCCTAAGAGAAAGCACCTACGAAGCCAATGACCTCGTTGAGATCATTCACTGCTTTCAGAGATTGATTGACCCTGACGATGGCGCAGAGGGAATCTATAGAACAATTTTCCACAGAGAAATCGGGAGCTCCGCAGATAGTCAATACGCTAAGTTCGAGCTAATGAACGGATACGACGACTACCCCGTCATTGTAACTAGACTAGCGGAAGACAGCAAGAGACTCTACGACACGAATACGGTGCCAGACCTATTGAGGGGTATACAGAACCAGGTTAAAGTTGAAAGGGACAGCAGAATAGACAGAAACAGTCTAGTTACGCTGCCTCCGATCATGCACCCAGTTAACCAGGCTCCGCAGGACTGGGGTCCAGGTAGATACATTCCTCGCAGAAGGAAGGACGACTACGAGTTCGCCGATGTACCAGACGCCGCAGGCTTAGAGGGCAGCATCGAAATGGAGAAGACGCAACTGAACCAGGCCGATAGACTCATGGGCTTGGACGAAGATAGCGAGATCTCCAAGATCAAGAAGCAGTTCCTGGTGGACAAGTTCCTTGAGCACAGTGCAGAGGTTATGCGCATGTGCTTCACTTGCTTTCAAAGATTCGGCCCTGACTACATCTTCTTCAGGGTAACTGGAGTTCCAGACCCGCAAGAGTTCAGCAAGGGAGACCCCAACGAAAACTTCGACATCAGCATCTCCTACGACAGCATCAATACTGATCCAGATACGCAGGAAGCAAAACTCAAGCAACTCGTGGACCTGGTCAAACTAGACAGGAACGGAAGAATAAATGTGGACAATCTATTGATTGCCTACGCCAGTAGTATTGACCCAATCCTTGCTGACGTTATTCTGCAGAAGTCAGAAACTGCAGCAGAAGATGTCCAGAAGGACATCCTTGATGATCTATCCAAGATTTTCGCTGGCATAGAGATGCCCGCTAGACCTAACGGTGGAGCGGCAGCAATGCCAATCATACAGAACTACATGCAGCAGCCTGACATTGCTCAAAGAATGCAGCAGGATCAATCATTCGGGCAGAGAATGCAGAAATACATGCAGCAATACACATTCCAGGAGCAGCAGCAAGTAAACGCTACGCAGTTCGGAATCTACGGAACTGAAGCGGCATCCGTCGGCGAAGTTCAAACTCAGGACTTAGAAGGACAAGGTTAACATGCAGCTACAGGATAATTTAAATGTGCTTCAGAATCATGAAGCATTCGCAGGTCTAGTCAGAGAAGTGGTAACGATGCGAGAAGACTGCATCAAGGAGCTGCACTCCGCAGACATAGACAGGCTCAGCCAGATATCTGGTAAAATTTTGGCTTACGATGAAATCATTGCCATATGCAACTGGGATTCTTTAATTAAAAGATTCCCTGATGCATAGAAGAATAGACAAAAATCGTGTGCTATAATCACAACCTCGCCATCGCTGGCGTAAAAAGCGTAAATTATGAGTGAAGTCAACGAAACGGCTGACGCTGCAGCTGAACCAAAGCAAGCGACTAACATATCACCGTCGGAGTTCATTAACAGGAGAATTGGTCAACTCAATCCTCCCGCTGAAGAACAAGACAATCAAACTGCAGTTGAAGAAACTACAGAAGAAGTCAACCAGGAGCCTGAAGAAGCTACTGAAGTAGGTGCAGACGAAGCACTCGAAACTGATGAAACTGTAGAGGAAGAGCCGCAGGATGAGGAAGCCGAGAGTGAAGATGATGTTCTTTCACAAATTGAACTGGATGACATGTCCGATGAAGAGCTGCGTGAGCTTTCCGATAAACTCGGAAGCAGAGCTGTAGCTAGATTCGGCGAACTGACGGCAAAGCGAAAGGCAGCTGAAGCTGAGTTAGAAAAACTCAGATCTGAAATGTCCAATAAGCTAGAACCGAAAGTCAAGGAATCCGAGAACCCATACAGGGACGTTAACTCAATGGAAAAACTGCAAGATGTGCAGGAAGAAGTTGAGCAGGTCATTGAATGGGCGGAGGATTTAATATTCAACAGTGACGGTTACTCTGCGGATGACCCTATTACCGAGATTGATGGCAAAGAAGTCACCAAGTCCGAGGTAAGAAAGCACCTGCAGGCCGCTAGAAAGGCGGAGAAAAAGTATATCCCAGCCCAAATTAAAGCAATTCAAAGGCGACAAAGCGCTGCATCGATGAAAGAATCGTTGCAGGAGCAAGCCAACGAAGAGCTTAGTTGGATGAAGGATGACAATGAAGTAAACCAAAAATACAAACAGATGCTCGAGGACCCTAGACTATCAAACATTGATGGCCTGGACCCTGAGGTAGCTGCTCAAATGCCCTATCTTCTAGCGCATGCAGCCAACAGTATGTATGGCAGAAGGAGCCTAGCGGAACCCGCAAAGTCTCCAACCAAAGCCAAAACGTCACGATTAGTTCCACCATCTGGAACTCCTGGATCGGCTAAGTCCGATAAGAAAGTGTCAAACGCCCTAAAAACTATTAAGGCTGCCAGTGCTCAATTCAAACAGTCGGGTAACGCCCGAGATTTCGCTGCCTTGAGAAGGTTGCAACTGGCTTCACGCCCTTAACCCATTAAATCGCTAATCAATAAATAATTAAATATTATGTCATTCTCGAATACATTCGATACCACTAATCAGGGTTCGGCAGTTTCTAACCGCGAAGACTTGACCGACGTCTTGACTATCCTCGCTCCCGAAGAAACACCAATCCTTTCATCCGCCAACAAGCAACGCGCATCCGCAACTAACGTTGAATGGACCGTTGACACTCTTGCCGCTCCCAGCACTGCTGGTATCTCGGAAGGTGCTGACGTTACTGCATTCACCGATAAGTTCGCTGGTCGTGCAAAACTTGGTAACCGCGTTCAAAAATTCCGCCGTGACTACATGGTATCCGACATGCAAGAAGCTGTCGATTCCGTTGGTCCAGCCAAGATTGCTCAAGCTGAAGCTAAAGCAATCCGCGAAATGAAGCGCGACATCGAAGCCACTATCGCTGGCACTCAAGACGAAGCAACCGAAAACGGTGCTGGTGTTGCTAGCCAACTTCGTGGACTAGGTGACTGGCTTGATTCTGCTGGACCTTCTGACGTTCCTGCTGCATATCGCACACCCGCGGATAGCATCTACACAGCTGCTGAAGCAAATACTACTGCATTCAGCGAATCAGCTCTCAACAGCATCATCAGCTCTATCTTCCGAGTAACTGGTTCCGCAAGCAATCTTATGCTTGTTGCTGACACTGGTCTTCGTCAAGTTATTGCTGACTTCGCTCGCGTATCTGCTGGTGCAACTGAAAGC